CAACACCAGCCAGAATATCCAGCGTGACGAGCATACCCTGAGAAACACCTTGATACTGCATAGTAACACGGATTGCCAAGTTGTTGTAACTGGCAACAGCAGAACGAGCACCGGAGAACTCCGGCGGAATCGCTAACGGGCGTGTAACAAGAGCCAGCGCGTTCCTGTGGAACGCAAAGCCATAGTTACCTTCCGGACCGAGAGCGATCTGCTCATTATCAGCAACAGCAGCGGCCAACGGACGATCGAGATACAGACCAGTAGCACTCGAGCCGGTCATCAGACCATACTCGTTTGTCTGGCTGTTCAGGAACGTAGCCATCTGACCTTTCACCGGAGCACCAGTGAAACTATCACAGACAACCTGTTTCTCCCAACCAGCCGCATAGCCAGTCGGAGCAACAGCCTGATCGACCTGACCGAGATCGTAACCGAGCACGGCAGCGCCATTCGCGGTACCACTGCGCAGACCTGGCGTGACCGTCAGATCATTGGCAACGATATTGGTGACTAACTGAGGCGTATTGTCACCGGCAACCACAATCCACTGACCGATTGAGAACGTACCACCAGCCGTAACTGGAATGGTCGTTGCGCCAACGTTCAGTGCGGAGGTCGTGGTGTCCTGAGCAATGTCAGCATTGACAACAGACGGTGCGTTCTGATCCATGTAACTGGAGAACCCATACTTGCGTCCGAGCCAACCTTCACGCATCGCTTCACCCTGATCGCCAACCTTGTCAGCATCGGTGAAGGAATCATTGTCCAGCAGATCGCCTTCCATATTCGGATTGACGATGAGGGCACGACCAATCAGCGGGCACTGATTATTGGACATAACCTCTTTCAACTGGATCAATTCGGTCTTACCTGGCGCTGAGCCAAGCTGACCAGCGACATTGCTCAGGAACTGATACTGTTGCATCAGCACCACTTCGTCAATCGCCTGCGAGATAGAGATAGCTGCAGGACGCAGATACTCATTCACCAGGTTCTTGAAGGACTTGGACATCTCACCATCCTTGATGGTGAATGACGTATGGAACCACTGGTCTAACGGCACACGAACATTGGTCGCCGTGGCGGCCTGATTCGTAACATCGTCGTCATCATTCTTACGAACAGCCGTAAAGGTGTTCGGGCGGCGGGTATTGACAACATCACCATAATCCGCGATCTCATCCTCGAAGTCACGGTGAACCAAGTTGGCGGCCACCATGTTGTTCTCGAGAATCATCAAGGACTCTTGTGCCCAAATCTCAGGGATGTAGGCGTCATTGTCGTTACCCGTTGCGGCGTAAGCAGGATTCCAAATCCGGCTAAGATACTTCTCTTTCATTTTGCTCCTTACTACAGGTCCATCTTCTCACGCATCGCGCGATAAGCTTCCGGACCCTCTTTTGCTGCGGATTCCAGGGTCTTGTCTTTGCCCTTTGAGCCGCGGTTTTGCGAACCTAGTCCACCTGCACCATCACCTTGGAATAGGTTTTGATGCTCTTCCATGTCCCTCATCCTCTTGACTGCATCCTTAACAGTCACAGTGAGTTTAACAGGCTTACCCTTCTCGTCAACATCGTCGAAATCAACCTTCGCTTCATATTCACCAGTTGGTTCACCTTCTTTATTCAAGACCTCATCCAAGTGAGTGGATGGCCGCAAAATAGCAACAATATGTTGCGGATGGAACGCTTTGTTCGCAACGGCCGCGTCAGTAATAGAACGTTTGATTGTAGATTCCGTAAAACGGCTTTTCCAAGTGTCACGCTCATTGGAAAGTTTCTCAACTTCACCTTGATGCTTCTTACGCGCTTTTGTGGCTTCTTTCTTGGCCAATTCTTCCTTGGACAAGAGTTCGTTCTGCAGAACCTCAATACGTTTGTCAAGTTCTTGACGTTCTTCTGCAGTAATATTTGCCTTCTTTTTCAGCGCATTAAGTTCATCAACAGCTTTCTGAGTCTGATCTTGGTGTTTCCGCTTTTCTCTAGCTAAAATAGCGTTTACTTCCCCCTGCGTAAGCAATTTCTTTTTAGCTCCGCCGTCACCGCCAGCACCTTCGCTACCAGCACCAGCACCTCCAGCACCTTCAGCACCAGTGGATTCACCACCTTCACCGCCAGTACCTTCACCGCCAGTACCTTCACCGCCTTCGCCGTCGCCTTCGCCGTCGCTATAAGCAGGATTCCAGACCAGACCAAAAAGTTCAAGCATGTTTCTCATTTCTTTTACCTTTACGATACCCTATGCAACTGAACTGCCCTAATATCACGGAGATACGGAACCAAATATCGCCAAGCTGCCACACTGGGTATGCCAGCTATAATGTGGGGTGAAGGGCTTTCAACTGTATAGTTAGTTTGGACAGGCCCATATCTGTGGGCTGTCATTCTTAGGTTCTCAAATTCGATCTCAGGATCGACGCCATCAAGTAGGGCTAACGCGATTTCACAATCAGCGTATTTAATATCACCCGGAATAACGGTGTCAGTGCCGCGCGGAAATTGTAATGTCTGACTTTCTTCAGCTTTTTCACCAGCAAAGTTCAAACGATCAATCATTCGCGTACCTTCTTCTAATGCTTTTGTCTTATCAGTGTCATCAGCATTGTCCCAAGCGTCCGCGTTTAACTTCGTATCGAAGTATGTGTTTGCTTCTGTTAGTGTTGCATAAGCCATTTTAGTCAGCCTCTCCGCGTGTCAAGTCCTTATTGTCCGGATTCATGTCACGATTTTGTGATTCTTCTTTTTCTTCTTTGGCACCTCCGTTATCTGCTGCCAAGTCTGTCATACCACGTGCGGCAGGATTATCTGGCGAAGTTTGTGCAGCTTGAATTCTTGCAATACGTTTAGCGTGGTCCAACTCTGCTTTCTCAGCTTCACCCTTAGGATAAAGTCGAGCTTCACTAGCAGTTTTGGTACTAACAAAACCTTCTTCATGGTCAGATTTTATAACTTCAGGATCAATATTAATGACCTCTGCTTCCATAATCTCATTATGAATCTTTTCAACACTCGCGTTAGAGACGTGAGTGCCGATTAATAATTTGGCAGCTTGATACACAATATTTCTTTGTGCTGTAATTGACGGAATCTTTGGTAATTGAACTAATAATGTTTCAGCCTCAGCTTTACGTTCAGCATCAGTCTTTAAGCTGTATTCATCAGGATAATTTATAGTATTATCATCAGGATTATCTCCCTCATAATAAGACCAAATTTCAGCTATCTCTCTTTCACCCGCTTCAAGTGTAAAAGCGATTATACCTAATCCAGATTCTTTACCACGTTGATCTTCGCGCTTACTTTCACTTGACGCACGTTTTGAGATATTAAGACTATTTAGAGAAAGACTTAATAATTGCCGTATTTCAGCTTTCATGGATTCCTGTTTAGCCATTGATGCCTGTAATGGCTCAGGAGATGGGTGGATATAGGACGGAGCATCAGTACCCATCGGATAACGTCGGCCATGAGTTGTACCGACTCTAACATTTTTATTGCCGGCTTTATTTGCCGCAGTACTAGTACCTTCTTCAGATGTACTAGAAGGATTACCAGGTCTTAATAATTGAGCCATCTCTGTCTTGGGATCATATTGCTCAATATAGAAGGGGAAATTAGCGTTTAGTATATACTGTGTATCAGATGAACCCATATTTAAGAGCGCAATCTGATAATTCGCTATATCAGTAAGTAGACTTTGATTGATTTCAAAGATTACAAATGGGATTTTAGGGATATTAAGAATCATTTCCCTAGTTGGCTCTGTAATCTTAGAATTTTCAGAATAAAATCTTACACGAACAACGGGACGACTACTGCCTTCATGCCAAACAAGCTCAAGTAGTCGGTAGCCATAGCATAATCCACAAGTTAATCCTGTTTCACCCTCAATATCATCATAACAATCTCTTAATAATACTGCTACTAGCATATTTGAGTTATCATACTTCCATGCACGTATGCTCTCAGTCGGGTATATGTATAAATAAGGATTAACGCTACGCGTGTCGCGTAAAGTAACATTGTCACCTAATCCTGGCTTGTCAATAAATACGCCAACACGCCGCATTGGTAACATCTCATCCAATACTTGTGTTGCCATAAAGCTATTCATGGTACTGCCACCTAAATCAACACCACCATCAGCACCAATTACAGCCTTTTGATAGGAATCCGTACCGCCAGTTCGCAGAATCTCGGGCATACGACTGTGTATCGCATTACGTACCTCTAATACTGCCGCTTTAGCTTGTGCATTATTGAACGCCATCTTTTTACGACGATCAAATTCATTTGAATCTTCTCTTGTTGAGAATTTTTTGAGGTATTTATTAATAAATTCTTGACCACCTTCATAAGTCAAACGATATTTTTCCCAATCCAACGATTCACGTATGTAAGTCGGATGGCATAGATTACTGATTAAGTCTTTCTCAACTGGCATTATACCGGTTCCTTTATGTCTTGTGACTGTGCCAAACCAAGACCCATTGGTAAAGCAATTTCAGCATAATTATGCGCATGTGCAAAGTGATCAGCAGCGTTATCTTCTTTCACATAACTACCAACTTGATTACCCTTATTATCCTTCCTATATACCCGTACTAATGACTTAATATGGGTCTTATATTCTAACGAAAGATCCTTCGGTAACATACACCTTGTCCCTATTATACGACCTAAAGAGGCATCTAACCAAGATGTACGATCAACTGAGATAGCTGGTGTATCAGAGTGTTCATTAATGAATTTCTTTTGTACACCACGAGCATAATAACAAGTAGATACACGACCATAAAAACGATTTGCAAACTCTACTGACTTCCTCGTTTCAGGTTCTGCATCAATAACACAATAATTAACATTATAGAGAAGCATGAACTGGTCAAGATCTTCGAAGTCACGTACTTTGTGTTCCATAATCACCTTTGACTTCGCCATTAAGTTGACATCAAACGTCAACATAGACTCATCAAAGAACCATTGATCGATTTCGAAGTGTATCCATTTACCTACATCAATACCCATAGTAACAAAGTGACCAGACGGTGAGTGTTCTTGCTTAAGATGACCACCTAACTGCATACACGCTTCAATATGCTCATCATCTACGCGCGCACCTTTAACAGTATGTGTCTGTCCAAGCTTCGAATTATGGAGTTCTTGTTCTTCTTCAGGACTATACTCTGCTCTCAAGACTGCTTTTGCCAT